TAAGGTCGGTGTAGATTTTCTCTTTACCGACGAACGCGTCGATGGTGACGATACGGCCAAGTTTGGCCATAGCCTGTTGGACGGTGTGTTCCCAGTTGGTAGAGAACGCCCGCATGTAGTTTTCTGGGATAGTCAGAGAAGGCATAATGCTGTGGATTTAGGATTTGAAGGGATTGCTTTGATCTCTTCGCCATTTCCAGAATCCGCCAGCGGGCGGGTGGTGTGGGCAGATCGGGTTGATTCTGATCACTGGGAATCCCTTTTCAGGGGCCGTATCGTCCTCGGTCATTGAAAACTGCACTATTGAGACTGAGTCGCAACAACAAATTAAAGAAAAAAAGCGAGAAGAGTTTCCTCCTCTCGCTCAGCGATACGTATTTTATATTCCTATGCTGCTGCCAGCACTCGCTCCACAACTTCTTTGTGTCGTGGGTGAGAAGGGTCACGATACGCGGCGTAGTCGGGGTTGCTCGGGTTCGTCTGAATGTCTTTCGCCAGATTTGGCTGAGAGATGTTGTTCCGCACCGCATCACGGCTCACGAGTGCATCTTCACCAAGGCGCTTAGCCAGGGTAGCCAAGCCGATTGAAAGCTCGGGGCTCGTGAGCAGTAGCTCGTCCATAGGGACGCCTACTGTCCGCATCACGCGTTCGACTTCGATCATGTTCGCATCGTAGTTTGCACCCCACACTTCTTTGAGCTTGGTCTCACGCTCTTGGATAGCTTTCGCGCCTTCGCTCTCAATCGCTGCGTTCTCTGCTGCGACCGTCTGGAGATTCCACTTGATAATCTCCGACGCTGCTTCTGCGGGGATATTCAGTTTGTGTGCCATCTCTGCAAATGCAGAAGCCTTCGCAGGATCGAAGTATTTGGCTAAGTCGCCTTCAGGAGCTTTGAAGCCATATCCTTCTAACTTCTCGGGGACACCGAGTTGCTTGAAGAACGCTTGGCGTTCCTCCGGTGTGGACTTGTCAGTGGGCAGCTTGGTGTAGCCTTCCAGCTTCGACATCGCCATGGTCTTCGACTCCTTCAGCGCTTTAGCTAGTGCCGGGAAGGTCTTGTAGTTGGCAAGGGTGGCTTTCACATCTCCGAACTGATCGTCAGGGAGTTTGTTCTGCCAGCCGTCCTCGAAGGTGAAGTCAGGTTTCAGGAAGCTGAGATCGGCGGCAGGAGGTGTTGCCGTCACTGGTGCAGCAGGAGGGGCACCGCCTCCTGCTGGTGGGGCATCTGCTGCTGGCTCTCGGAGGAATTGTCGAATTTTATTGAAGTTCATATCTCGTTTGTTTGGATGTTGAGTTTAGCGGGGATTAGCTGCGGTGGGTGACACGGCAATGGTATCGCTTTGCGGCGAGTTCAGGGTGGTTCTCATACCACCAATTGACGACTGCCTCGGCTTTATCGCCGTAGAGCCCACCGTCGATAGGGCACACGGGGGTTCCGTCGTCGGTGTCCTGAGCGGTGATTTGCTCATCACCTCCGATGATGTCGTCTTCATCCTCGACTTCGATGAAGGGTGCGCGTTTCTTTGCTGCCTTTTTAGCAGAACTGTTTGGGTATCCTCTTGGCATGGTGTTGGTTCTATATTTATTTTATATTTACGCGATTCACGAACGTTGTGCCCGAGTATCGGTAAAGGAATGCGACAGTTTCCCTTCGACCTTCGCGAAGTCCTACCGTCAAAGGATCATTGACACCTTCAGTAGAGATAGAAGGAGACATAGGGGGAACGCCGTTGGCGAGCATCGCCAGCACCTTTGCCCCCGACCCTGAGCCGAAGGTGTCTTTGCACAGCGCTGCGAAGTTCTCGTGGATCGTGGGATCGGTGCCCAGAACTATTTCATCTATGCTCATGCTACCGCGTTCTCCAGTGCAGTGCCTTTGGCCTTACCTGCTGCCGTGGCAATGTCCTTTGCCGCTGCCGCATCTGCCGCCAACTGCTGCTGTTGTTCTCGTGCCTGTTGAATCTTGGCAACCTCTTCACTGGTGCGAGTCCAAGCTTGAGGGAGCCCGGTTGCTCTGTCCATATCGGCCAAAGCGACTGGTAGATTGAGGTCGTCAAACGCCGCAGGACCAAGAATAGCTCCGAGACCCGTCCTCCTGGCAATGGAGTCGTTGAATGCGGACAAGTGTATCTGCTTGAGCGCCAATGCGATACGGCCAATGAACGTGACGTTAGGAGGTGGTATGAAAGCCATGCCGCTGCCATCGTCAATCTGGAGCTTCTTTGGGACTTCGCCGAGGATACCATGTCGTAGAAGGATGTTGAAGGTGCGTTGGATGACCGGAGCATAATGCTCTGTGCTCATCAGAGTGAATGTGGGGGAGAACAGATCGAACTGCTCGTTCCTTCTGGCGATGACCTCTGAAGTGGTCATCTGCTGAGTGAGACCTTTGAACGCCTCAAATGCGTCCAACATGAACGCTTCGCGAATCGCCTGTTTGCGTTTCTCGACTCGGTCGATGCCGATGTCATAGCGCCCATTGTCCCCCCAAGTGCGAGGCACACGGTTAGGGTCTTGATAGAATGTCGGCCCTCCTGGTCGGAAGTCCACTTTCATGCCTTCCATCTCGGAGGGTAGCAGCAAGCGTGGGTTAGCTGCCACCGCTGCCATGAGGTCGAGGTCTTTGGACAGAGCGTTCAACTGTCGGGAGTCGGCAAGCGCTAGGATTGCAGGAGGGATGCCATAAGGCGTGCCGCCCCACTTGAGGTAACGTGAGAACGCCCCCGGCATCTCCTCAAAGCCGCTGATACGAACAACAGTCTTGCTCTCGACGTGAATCCACACGCTCGCATAGACCATGTTTTGTGCGTCAATCTTGAACTTATCGCGCTCAGCGTCTTCACGCGGATAGATGGCCCAGACGAACTTAGACTTCGCGCTATCCTGGGGCTTGTCCTGATACTTCTGTTGTAGCTGCTGTGGCAGCGCTTCAAGCCCGAAGTGCTGCACCGCTTGGCGCACTGTAAACTCCTTGGTCTGGAATACCGTGTCGATCATCCCTCGTGATGACGCGAGCACTGAGTAGCTGCCAATCTCCCAGCATTGGTAGTTGAGAGGACCGAAGGGACTGAGTGGTCCTGCATCCTCTACCACGAGAGCACGAGTGCCGAACGCACCGCCGTCGAGAATAGCTTCGTGATCTTCCGTGTGGAAGTTAGACTTCGCCATGTAGCGGTGCATGGTCTGCGTCCACTCCGCGCACTTCTTCTTCACTTCTTCGTCATTCTCAAAGCCGTCTGGAGGCTCTAAGGCGAAGAAGAGACTGGTGGCAGGAGCCATCCACGACTTGACGCCACCGCAATGTCGAATGTTCGACAGCATAAGTGTGGAGTCATGTAGCCGTGTGAAGCTGTCGAGAGACTTCGATGCGTTCTCCCCTGGCGTGCCGGACACTCCCGAGTTGTCACGAGAAGGACGGGCATACTTCTTTAGTGCATCCCATACTCCCGTCATCTGATTCCGCTCATTCTCAGCTTCGGTGAAGCGAGCGAGAATCCTTTCTGCGAGTTCTGTTTTGTTGAGCATGGGACGCGTTGGTTAGACCGTGGTTTTGCCGAGAGTGGTAGCCACTCCAAGAGGGGAAGGAGTGCCGAGAGATGCCTGCGACCTGCGGCTGTATTGGATGCCTTTGCGCCGTGAGAGTGACTTCCGCAGTTCCCGCGCTGCTGCCTCGGTATCCGCTGAGGTCTGCTGCGGAGGAGGGGCGATCTTCTCGATCTTGGGTGCAGCAGGGATAGCGGGCATCTCTGGCATCTGAGATGCTGCCGCGATCTGCTTCCGAAGTAACTGCTGCTGGAGACTTGCAGTTTGTCTGTCGCTGCTAGATGGACCTTTCTGCCCACCTCCACCGTTAGTAGGGTCTTTGATTTTCATTTTGAGAGTTTTCTAGCGAGGTCGTCGAAATGGTAAATGCGAAGTCTGTTGCTTCGGGCAAAGACTATGAATGGCAGTTTATAAGGAATCAAGGACCAAACTTTCCGCAAATCCCCGTAGAGATACCATACAAACCAAGTGTCTGGTCTATCCCTGGGGGTGAGAATAGACACCGGAGGTTTGAACACTTCGGCATGGTGAATCGGGAACCCCCAAAGGCAAACGCCAGGTCGCTCGAAGACGTGCCCTCCGTTGTCGAGGATCAACGCACGGTCGTCATCGTAATCTCCGAAGAACTCATACTCAACGCGTGCGTCGTAGCTCACGCCTTGTCAGCAGGTAGGATGCTCTCATGTTCAAGCACAAACATCAGTGAGGTGACGGCGTGGGAGAGATGTGGGAGGTTGGTCTCTGGATCGAGCTTCTCCCCTCGTAGGTATGCGTTGACGTGACGTAGCGCTGCATCGGTGTATCGAGCACTGAGGTCTTCGGTGTTGACCCAGTTACGTGTGCCATACTTCTTGGCACCAAAGGTCAGCACTCGTGCGACAAACTCCAAAGCTCGCTGCGGGATCAGCGAGAACTTGGGCTTGTCCTGATCGTATTTAGTTCCCACTTCACTAGCTGCTTTGGTTTGGCCTTCGATCTGCATTGCTGCTTTGATCAGCAGGTCGTCAAACTCCTTCATGTCCGCAGCATTCGGCAATGTGGTAAAATTGTTGGTTTGGTCTGAGTTACTCATATAGCATTACTTTGGTTTGGGTTCCAACGGAGTCGCCGAAGAACCGGGACTCCGCAGTTTCGCCGCCGACTCTCGCTTTTCCTTTGATCCTGACAAGGTGATTTTCTTTTGCTTCTGCGAACGTGCGCAACGCGTCCGCTGCGTGTGAGCAGATGTCCCCCATTGGATCGCCTCCACCCGTGCCTTTGCTTGAAGGTGGTCGCCTGCGATAGTTCTGTATCCGCATCACGCCTGACGGTAACTCTCTGCCTTCCGCGTTGGTGAGCTTCTCGTCAGTCCTGGAGTGGAACCACACATTCGGTAGTATACGTCGCACCTGCTCGATACCCGCCCATACGTCGGGTGTGCGGGGAACGACTGTGATGCGTGACTGCGCAATGTTTGCCTTCACCAAGTTCTGCTCGTATGTGAGTCCTGAGCCTTTGTCGGTGATGCGTGCGTCGTGCGGTATGAGTATCTGCTCAACGAAGCCATACTCTCTATCCCATCGACGTATGACTTCTGCCACCCCCGCCGCCCCGAGCCCTTCACCGAAGGAGCAGTCGGTTACATTGTATGCGTGCCCTGCTGGTTGGATGAGCCACAGCGCAGTGTTGTCACTCGATCCGAGGTCAGCGCTGACAAAGATGGGTAGCCCTGGCTCCAGGTTGAACTTAGTTACTCGTTTCTCCAGTCGGAGCCGTGTCATCTCGGGGTAGATTTGCCCCGTGACCACGCTGCGAACGCACTCCTCTACAACTGTGGGGTATTGCTGCCACATCCACTCGCCTTGCTCTTTCTTCTTCCCCTCATACCATGCCTGTCGATCTAGCGGGATGACGCCGTTGGGGAACTTGAAGGTGTCAATCAACCATTGTCGATGCTTGGTGGTGATCTCGTCAAAGTAAACGGTGGTGTCCTTGCTGACAGGACGGGGTTTACTTAGTTTGTATGAAGGGTGTCCCAACCACGAGAAGAAATGAATCTTCCAATCCAAGGGGCTTAGGTCGGGAAGAGGGATGTCTGCCGTCTTCAGCGCGAGTGCAAACAGCGCGTAGCACTCGCCAAACTCTCCGCCCTCCATGGTGGTCTCAACGTCGATGCGCCCGGTGATGGGGACAGCGTTCATGGAGCCACGCACGATGTTCTCAGCAACCCTGGGCGACTGTGCGGCGATAGGACCAAACTCGGAGATATGAAGCGCCTGTGGAGTCTTCCCTGTGTAGCTCACACCAGCAGTCTGTCTTGACCCATTTGACCACCCCAATTCCCCATTGTTATCGACCGTGATGGGATTGTGCGCGTGGATGAGTTTCCACATCTCGGCAATCCCTGGGTTTGGGTGGTTCGGCCCCTGCTCCCAAGCGAACCTGGCGATCTGGAGTTTCTCCCACGCGTCTGGCTCCTTCAAGTCGATGTGCCCACACTTGAAGTTCGGCGTGAACAGGCACGAATCGAGATAGAGCAAGACGATCAACGTGGACATCCCCAGCTTACGCGCTTTGGGCACGAGGTTGCGAGAATGGGACTCTCTGAGAAATTGCTCCTGCTCTCCGCGTAGCGTGAACTGTATGCGGTTTCCCCCTTCGTCAAGGATTTGATACAAATTACATATTCGCCAATCTCGGTCGAGGAGCTTTTTCTGAAGCTCTGCGAGTAGCTGTTGCTCAGTCTTTGGAATACTTTGTTTGTATTTGGGTATTTCCTTTGATTTTTGAAAAATTTTTATGGGAGAACGAGGTTGTGCGGAAGGGGTGGGGGTATTCCCCCCCGCGACGCACACCGGAAAATCCCAACATACCCCCACCACCGAATCTGTTTCGTCCACCGTGGGGGGTCGCGCTACACCTATCACGTCGTCAACGTCGCTCATATCACGTCATCCTCGCTATCCAATACTTCGTTTGTCTCAATCACCAAAGGCTTGCCAAACAGGATGGACTCGACAAGCGAGCTGAGGGAATGCGCAACAACTACCTCTTGCTTCTCGGGTGCATAATACCCCGCGAGTTTCGCAATCATATCGGCAGCTCTTAGCTTGTCAGGCATTTTGACTTTTCGCACAATCCCATTTTGAGATTCAGTCTCAATAACTTCCGATACGAGTGGCGAGTTCTCATTGAGTTGCGCAATTGGAGTTTTGAGCACGTCACCCAAAAATGAATGCAACTCTTCCAGCGAGACGACGACGGCTTTACGGCTGGCTTGTCGGAGTCGATCAAGCTCCACCATGACAACTTTGTCGCGTTGCCATTGTGTGGCGCAGTTGTGCGCGACTTGATAGCTTAGCTCTGGTCTTAGATCCATTATGATCCTTCCGGGCGACTCGCCATTAGCGAGGGCCAATCTTTGAGCAAATTTGATTTTGAGGCTGTTCATTTTGTTTAACCGTTTAGTTAAATATGCTTATTGCGACAAAATCTCAACAAGTAAAGTCGCTTCCCCCCATGGAAGGGAGATACAAGGCGAATATCTCAGCGCTCTGGGCGGCGACTCGCCAAAGACTGGCAGGAAAATGGCTTAACTCTCCCAAAAGTGCGCGCTTTTACCGATTTTTGAGGCTTTGCATAGTTCCTCCGCCGGATAATTTTGGAACTATGCAAGCTCTAGCCCTAGT